CATTATTATTCCTTGTAAACCGCAGCAAAAATTGACAGCATTTTATTTAATTAAGGCAAAGTATCTGGGAATGGTTCGTCTGTTATCCAACTGATAACAGGCATACGCATATAATTAAGGTCGTCCGCAGGCAGTTTATCTTTGAAACGCAACTCAATATAATTGCTGTCTGCTCTACTACCAACATACACCGTTGCAATGTTATCACCGTCATCACTATAAAAAGGAAGCATAATAGGGACGCTAGTACGGAAGCCTAATGGTATTTTTGAATTAGGTAAAAGATCCATTCGTTTAACGTGATTTTTCCTGGTGAATTTAGAATTACTGCTTCCGTAAAATGACACAGTATCCCAACGCCCTTTGCTAAAAGAACATTCCACTGTATTGTTCATGCGTCTCAGGGATATATATCCCTCCTTAATATTAACGGATGTATTCATTCGTCTAGCGCCAGTGTCGCCAGATATAACCACCCATTTATTATTTTGCTTCTGCCACAAGTATGCTCCAACTCCAGCGCCATTTGTTGAGTTATAGAAAGCTCCATTTGGCTCTCTTCCTGTAATCTTACCGTCTGTTGTTTCAGGCTTGTCTGGTCGTCCATTTCCAGTAATTATCATTGAATCACTGGATTGGCCACCACCATCTGTCGGAATTTTCTTTTCAATCCGTCTAATTTCACTGCCGACAAATTCAGCGAATTCAGTCACGCCAGTTTGAAATGTCATTATTTATTGTAACCTCGAGTGTAAGCTTCTTTTAGGTTGATGCCGTCTAACACGGTAAACTTTCCAACAAGAAGTTGTAAGGATTGGTTAGCTTGAGTGACTTTCTGAACAAGTCGATTGAGTCCTTCCTCGCCAGTTTTTATACCATTTAGCATGTCACCAAGCTCTTTAAGAGTATCAATGCTTGCATCCACTTCGCCGCCCAATAACTCATTTTTAACTTCGGCCTTAGCTTTGTTTAAAAGCTCGATAATTTTTTTGGCTGATAGCGTAGAGGCATCATCTGTTGCGCTATCATTGATACCGGCCGCGCGGCTTGATAGAGTGTTGATAGTTTGCTTAATCTCATTTAATGCTCCAACTAACGTTGCTTTCTGCGTTGTTGTTAGGGTTTGCGGGTCGCCGATAAGCTGTCTGATTTCCTTATCTTTACCCCCCAAGAATTCTGCAAACTCGGTTAAAATCTGTGCGAAGTCTGGTCTTGCCATTGCTAAATTGCTCCTATATTAAAAAATGCCTTTAACTCATCAAGAGTTGGTAATTTATCTGCTTGGTCGCTATCAAGTTTGATAACCTCTCCCTTTTCTACGACCGCCACTATTTCTTGGGGTGGGTCAACCACTGCAACAATGTCATCCATTCTGCGCCTCTGTCATATCAGGTGTAACATCAAATTTGAGGTTAATTCTCCCGCCTCTAATTGGCGTTTTAATTCGTCCTTTATTAGATACCGCCTGTAAATCATAGTCCGCTTGAGACCACGTTGCGTCTTTTGTTAAACCGTGAGCAAACATAACTTTTAAAACGCCGCCTGGGGCATCGATAACTTCGATTTCACCTGTTGTGGATGATAGTGTTAGCACAGGCTTATTTCTGACTTTAGCCCACAAATCAAAGCGCACCATATCACTTAAATCGAGAGGTTTTAATTTGTTATCCGGCAGCTTTTCATACAGTCGAACAATACATTCCTCGTCATCACCACGGTAAAGGTTAATCGTTGTTTTATCCATTTTTACGCACCATCGCAGATAGTTGGTTTGGGCTAAATCGCCAGCCTTCTTCGCTGTTATAAATTGCGTTAAAGCACCATTCTGAACAAAAATATTTGCTTCGTTTTTGCTTAATCCCAAGCACTACACCTAACGCACCCCACCAGTCATATTTAGCTCCGGACGTGCGGTTGTAATAAGATTTAATCTGCGCTTCTGTTACGTTATCTAGTAAGACTAAATCCCACTTATCCGTGTCAGACAAATCAATCTGCTTACAACGCACACCGCCATCGCGCACAGACGCTGTATAGCAATAAAAAAACGTAACATGTTCATAATGATCGCCCGGGACGAATTCCATGCGCTCAATCGCTATCTCGCAGTGCGAGTATTGGCCTTTTGTAAAAAAGCGCGTAACCGCATCGGCCAAGGCTTTAAAAGGCTCTTTTAAGATGCTGCGTTTGTGCTTATAAAAAGCGAGATAGATACGGTTAGCCATTGTTATAAGCCTCCATCAATGCATCCATTTGTTTAATAATGTCGTCGTGAATGGACTGCATTTTTTCGGTTGTCAATCCAGGCACTTTAAGCTCGTATTTGCGCATGCGTTGGTTTGCAAGCTCGACCTGTAATTTCTCAAGCCCGGCAGCTTGCACCAAAATCAAATCTGTTGCAGCTTGATTATTTAACCCCGCGCGTTTGGCAAAGTCCGTGATATAGCGACTGCATTCACCTTGATAATTTGCATTTTTAAACGCTTCCGCGGCGGATTGGCGTTCACGATACTCTGACTCAAAACGCGTCCACGTGCTGTAAATTGAGGCAGCGTGAACATCAATGTTATTGATTAGCTGAGCTTTCATTTTCTTGGTAAATTCGGCTTGTTTTTCTCCGGACAAGACAAACTGTTTTTTCTTTCTATCAAAAACGTGGAATTCACTCGGTGCTTTGCCTGAACAGTGTATTTTCCCATTTTCCACCCATACATCACCGCCATTGGTGATGCTTTCTGAAATCTCTTCAATTTGTGCTTGTGTTGCTATATTAATCCATCCGTCCTCATTACCTACGGGGTCTCGAAATGATAATGTCGCTATATTGAATTGTTTTAACATTAATTTTTAACTCCTATTGCAATAACGGTCACATTTGTTGGTTTGGTTACTGAGATATAAACAGAATTACCGCCTTTGAAAAACGCCCCGACTGGATTAACCGCGCCCCCAGAATCAATAGCTATTGCACCAGCCGAACCATCAAAAGATTCGGGTAAGTAGTAGTCACCTGATGAGTTCACAACTCCAATCTGCATTCGGACTATCATTAGTCTATTTTGTTTAATTTTAAAGACATCGGCACCTTGGTAATGTGAACCGTATGACGAAGATGTTATACCGCCTATCAAGCTATTTAATGCGTTCGCGTACCAATCTAAGGAGTTACCATTACCCGTAATTACATCCCCCGCAGATCGGAAAACACCTGTGTGTTCAAACTCCCAATTCTTATACCTGCCATTATCCTCTACCAGATTAATCACACCTCGTCCGAAGTTACCGTACTCGTAATAGTTAGCTTGTTTTGTCGTGTAACCTAGCGAGAAAGCCGCACCAGAATTACCTCGGCTCATTACTTTACCTTTAATAAAAGGGTAGAATGTGCTATAGCTATTGCCTCCAGCTTCAATAACTTCAAATGGTGCGGAGTAATCATATTGCGTGCCATAGCCACCATAACCAATATGATCGGACTTCATGCCGTCATGTGACATGATAGCTTTTTTTATATCAAGTCCATTTTCTGACAAGATGGCTGTATATGCGGAATTCCCGTTCTTATAAAAAACAACCCCATTATTTGAACTAACATTTAAATAACCTGACGATTCCACGTTACCAGTAGAAACTCTAGGCACAGCCAGCGTCCCACTCATTGTGTCGCCATTTTTAGACACTCTACCGTTTGCATTGCTCTGTGCGTTATTCGCTTTTGATACGCCATCATTTGCTGTGCGTTGTGCCTCATCTGCTGCCGTTTTTGCTTCAACTCCTTTGTCGTAAGCTGTTTTAACCGCGTTAGGCGTAGCCGCTTCGGTTTCTGATGTGCTATTAATTGCTGAATTTAGCTTAGTTACACCTTTTACAGTAGTTGAAGCGCTTGGAAGCGCATGTGTATGGCCATCATCTTGAGTTACGCTTTGACTATCGGCTGTTAAATCTTTCGGCGCTGATTTTTTCCCAAGCAACTCTAAGGCTTTTTTAAGCCAGGATGTGCGGTTGGCCAACTGTTTAATGGGTTTGTTTGTAATGCCATTCTCACCGCCAAGCACCGGATCGTTTTCTTCAATTTGATAGACTCCGTCTTCCCATTTGTCTTGTTCTTTTAAATTTGCCATAACTGTCCTTTAAATTAGCTTTAAATCTAGTTTGAACCGTAGTTATAAGTGCCGTCATATCGCTCTTTGTTGTTGTATAAGAGCGCCACTGATTTATAATCCAGCACGGCTAACGTGCAGCGCGCGGGGGTAAAATTACGCAACACTTTACGCAAGTGTTCCGCTTGGTTGTTTGAAATTGGCTGATTAAGTCTGATGGCGTAATAAGCCCATTTATCACTTAACGGTATGGTTTGAACAAATTTGTGATCATAAGTCCGCGCTTTCAACCCCTCGTCAATCTCAATCTCGCCAAACCCTAAGCGGCGGCAGACTTCACGAATTGACCACGGCGTTCCTTTATACCGGTGAAGCTCAATAGCGACTCGAATTAAGCTCCGTTTGGAGTTATCACTGCCTGCAATAAACGCCCCGTCATAACCCGTCACGCTCCATTTTTCTGCAAGCAAAGAGATAAAACTATCATCAATTAACTCGACCAACGTTGTCATCACCTTGCTGTTATCAATCTTATTCATGCCTAGGCTTAGGTCAGCCAGCGTTTTATATTTAGCCTCTCGCTCAATGACATCAGCATACGTTAAATTAGCCATTACTGCGCTCCTCGGCAGCCTCAATATTAATCGCCGTGCAGTTTGCCCATTCTGTTTCACCCACTACAATTTTTGCGGGGGCGGTTAAATTAACGTCATACACGCCTTCAACTCGCAGTGCGCTAATAATTGCTGACGGAACAACATCAACCCCAAGTTTTTTCGTTTTGTCTGACAGGTAGAGCTGTAACGCATCACGCGCCTTGGCTTTAACTATGTCTTCACGATAACCTTCGAGCAATGTTAATGTGGCGGTGATTTGATAGTCACGTTTTGTTGGCGCAATAACCTCAACCGTATCGCACAATGGACGGCGGCGCTCAGGGCCAACATATTGTTTCACATCATTTAAGAGACGGCTGTCAGGCAATCCTGTTTTGGTTAAAACCGTGATTCGGACAAGGCCACCTCGTGGGGTTGATACATTGACATCGGCAATATCTTGTGAGACGGCGCGCGTGTGATAATCGTATGCGGCGATTGAGCCACAGCTGGTAAACGCTTCCGGCGCAGCAAGAATTCGAGCGCGGTATGGGTCATCTTCTTCGCGCAATAAACCACCGCTTGGAACATCAATATTAGTGACGGCAATTTCGCCAGCGAAGTTGATTTCACTTTTAAGTGTTTTTATTCGGCCTCGCTCCCAACCGTTACCAACCGTGCCAGGCTTGTTACAAGCCGCCTCAATTTCAACATAAGAAATAAGCGGGGTAATTACATCATCATTTAGCGTGACAAATTCAATGTCATCAGTGACCGAAACACGCGTGCCTTTTGGAATAACCACAGATGGATGTTCGCCGTTAATGCTAAAACGCAAAATGGTGCGCGCCGGGCGTTCGAGTAATCTATAACAACCAAACGTTTCACCGCATAAATCCAACGCAAGACCGGTGGCAAATTGCGGGAATGTTTGACGAAACGCCTCATTAACACCTTGTCTTGCCAGGCTTTCACGCATGGCATAAACATTAATAAGCAAACGCTCAATGTGCGCTGGTTGTAAGATTTTCCCGGTGCGTTTTTCATACTGAGAAATTGCTTCGCTTAAAATGCCTTCAACATTGTCGTCAACGACTTTCACTTCATTTCTATTCATCCGGTAATCCTCGTGGCGTAAATTTCACGATGCACGTCTTCTGTAAGTGACCAAAAAATTAAAAATTCAAAGTGCGGGGCAGTCCCTTCTACATTGACCGAGTCAACATTAATTCTTTTCTCCCAGCGCTGAAGTGCTAACGTAACCTCGCGCACGATGTTTGGGATTGCAATATCTTCCGGCTGGTCGATATATTGAAAGTGATCACTGCCAAATTCAGGTCGCAACACATCCGTCCCTTTCATTGTTGAAAGGATGTGGCCAATACATTGATGGATATCATCAATACCTTGCACAACTTGATTTTCAATGTTAGGTGCAATCTGCCAGTGTGTTGTGATAAGAGTGCTTTGTGTGTTCATAGCCTTGATGATACAAGGCTATGCTGAAGAGTGCTTTTAAAGCGATTTAAAGAAGTGGGCTATTCCGGAAGGCCTGTTTTACCGCCGGAGTCGCCTGGGTGTTTGTGAGAGCCAAGCTCAATAGAGCCTTGTTTAACTTTTGGCGCAGATACTTCAGTGCCGGACGTAATTTTTCCAGACACGGCTAGTTTTCCGTTAATTGACGTATCAGCATTGATTGTTACACCACCACCAGCTGTTACGGTAACGCTGCCGCTCGTATTAATATTAATCTCGCCTGTTTTACGATTGTGCGAAATCACCGTCCCGTTTGTGAACTTTTTCACCCACATGTTGTTATCATTCGCCGGCGTGGTGTCTTTCTCGTTGTAAATTGCGCCCAATACGCAGCCTCCTTCCCCGCGCGCATCAAGTAACAACGCCACTAATTCGCCCTCATCAGGCAGACAATAAAACTGATTTCCGCCAGCATTAGGTGTTAAATAAGACAACCAGGCTGTTTCTAAATCTTCAAGGGCGGGAATTTTGCATCGCACTTTATGGTTCGCGGCATCAACCGCTGAGACAATGCCTTCTTGATAAGTTGCACCAAAGTCATGTGTTTTCATTTATTCCCTCGCTTGATTTTCCGTTAGTGCGCCTGTACTAAGCAAATCATCCGGGATAAACTCTAGCATGCGCACATCAATACTTGTGGTATAGCCGCCACCACGGGTAATACTATGCCGGGATGATTTTATTAAATATTTCCCACTAAAAATGCCAAGGTTGCGCAGTAATATTGTGCTGCCGGCCACGAGCTTAGGATTGCCGACCAGCGTGATATTTCCCGCCGTTTGGTCGTCATTTTGCTCTGCCAACGCCGCATCGGCTCGCGCATCAATTTGCTCCTGGGTTTCCCCACGGGTAACAATCTTCAACGTGTCCCCGCTTGCCGCCTGGGCTTGCTTCATCTTTTCGCGCAACGGCTTTGCTTTTTTACGCTTTTTGATGACTTTCTTCCCTGTGGCATCATATCCACTCACGTCAACTTCCTTGGCCGTATCCTTGATTCTATCGCGCAAGGTAATCGATATCGTATCTCGCTCTTCAAGCGCCGCCACGGCTTCTTCTTTGCCTAGCTCGTCTTTATCCGTGAACACAAGCTGATCACCCACTATCTTAAAGCTGTGATGATATTCTCTCGCCAATCTTGCCAAAAACTCAACATCGCGCTCTTGATATTGCGTCACGCGCTTAACCGGAATGGGTTTAATTGTCCCGACCACTTTCAACTTTAACTTTTCTGCAATTATGCCCACTATTTGCTTGAGCGTTGTGTTTTCATAGGCTTTAGGCTTTAACGTGCGATTTGCCTTCCCAACACCTGTACTCAACGCCTTGATTTGAATATAGGAAGGTCGGTAGTTATATTCCACCTCGTCAATTTCAAACGCCCCAACATCAGCCAGCAGCGTCCCTTTGTAACCAATCGCCGCCTTTAATTTATCCCCTTGCGTCGGATACCACTGGCGCACCCATTTCCCGCTAATATCCTCAAACGTTAGCGTCAGCTCATCCGACTCACCCTCAAGATTATCGGTGTACGCCAGCTCAATTAAGTGCGGTTCAATATCAGCGGTAATATTGGTTTTTTCGT